GTTCCAGTATCAATCCAAGCAATACCACGATTCAAATACTCAACCTTGCAATCATGGTTTTGCATATAGATGTTATTGATGTCTGTAATCTCGAGTTCACCTCTTGCTGAAGGAGTAATCCTCCAAGCATATTCTACTACGTTATTGTCGTAAAAGTAAAGCCCAGTCACCGCATAATTGCTAGGTGCAAATTTGGGTTTTTCAACAATCTTGACAGGATCGTCGTTGCTGTCTAATTCGATAACACCAAATCTTTCTGGATCAGCAACATGATATGCGAACAACGTACAACCGACATTATTCCAATTTGCTGCATTGAAACGATTGATCAATTCGTTTCCGTAGAAAATATTATCGCCAAGAATGAGCGTCACATCATCTTTTCCGATCCATTTTTCGCAGATACGGAAACATTCAGCAATACCTTTTGGCTCATTCTGAATGGCATAGGAAATAGAGATTCCCCATTGAGAGCCATCACCACAAAGACGCTTGAAAGCCTCTGCGTCGTTTGGAGAATTCACGATCATAATATCACGAATGCCAGCCATCATCAATGTAGACAATGGATAGTAGACCAGTGGCTTATCATAAACTGGCAATAATTGTTTTGATGTGACTTCCGTGCATGGGTATAGACGAGTGCCCATACCACCTGATAGTATAATCCCTTTACGCATTATAATACTCCAATGTTTTTTCTAGACCTTGGACTATTTTGGTCTTTGCAGCCCATCCAAGTTCTTTGTAAATCTTATTTGCATTCATCGCATATCTGAAATCATGACCTTTCCGATCAGTTACGAAATTGATCCAGTTCTGATACATGTTCACTGGCTTACCCATGATATCAAGAATCAATGTAACCATGTCAAGATTACTCATCTCATGACCACCGCCAATGTTATACCTTTCACCAGCCTTGAAATTTTCTCCGATCGTGAGCAAAGCCTCGCAGTGATCCTCAACATACAACCAATCGCGAACATTTTGACCAGTTCCATAAACAGGGACTGGTGTATTATTTTTGATATTACGAATAACCGTCGGGATAAACTTTTCATCATGCTGACGAGGACCATAGTTATTCGAGCAGTTGGTCACAACTGCTTCAACGCCATGTGTGTTTACATAAGAGCGAACGAGGTGGTCGCTGGCTGCTTTGGTAGCAGAATACGGATTGCGTGGATTGTATGGAGTGTTTTCATTGAATGGTTCATCTTCTGGACCAAGACTGCCAAACACTTCGTCAGTAGAAATATGAACTAACTTGCCGCCATGTTTGCGAATCGATTTTAGAATGTTGTGAGTGCCCGTAATATTAGTGCTGATGAAATCATCGTCACCAATAATAGAGTTATCGACATGAGACTCAGCAGCAAAATGGTAAGTAATCGTTGGCGCATAATCGTGATATACTGCATCTAAGGGAATACGATTCCGAATGTCGCAGTGCTTCAAAAACACGCGATCGGTCGGAATACCATCAAGATTTTTTATTCTTGCAGCGTAGGAGTGATTGTCTACGATGACAATATCTTCTTTAGGATACTTTTGCAGATGAGCAAAAACAAAGTTAGATCCTATAAATCCCAAACCACCAGTCACTAATATAGTCATAAAGCCTCAATTTGATTTAGCAATAACAAACCTTCCTGAATGTTCTGCCGATGACGATGCATATTCAATAAACGAACGCATAATATTATCAGCGGTCTTTTTACCCTTCGGAGTCTTTTTGAGATTCTTGAAGTAATCAGCCAACATCTTATTTATTACGTCAGTGAGATCCTTGCTATACTTTTCGCGAATCTCGTCATACTTTTTTCGATCTTTAGATTTTATTGGTTCTATTTCTTTTTTTCTTTTTGCAAAAAGATCTTTCTGTTTCTTGAACTCTGCGCTAAACTTGTTTGCAAATGTTTTATCATGGATGCCAATTGTTTTTGGTATTTGTTCGCCAGAAACAGATCCACCTCGCGCCGTTCTAAGAATGATCTCTCCCTTATATGCAGGAGTTGATGGATCGTGTCTAAATCTCATCTCCGACTTACCATTGTCTAGATAGAATCTGATATATCTGTCACGAACGTCGATATCACGAAGGAAGTATTCACCAAGTTCTTTCTGAGTTTTAGATCTATCAAAGTTTACCTTTTTCAATATAACTTCTTTCTCTGCCATCTTCAAAGACAAAGGTAATAGATCACCAGAGTCGATCAATTTGATTAGAAGCATGTTCAATTCAGCAAAGGTTATCTTTGGGTTCCTAGCATTTTCAACAATTTTCTTTTCAGCAGCATTTGATGCAAAATAGATATCTGCAGGATTCCATCTATTGATATCACCAAACGGAAGTAATTTTGGATTATTAGATTCATCTAGAATTTTGTTGGCTGATAGAAACATCTTTTCGATGTTCTTCATGATAGTGCTATCGCCTCTAGCATAGAATACATCGCTCCATCGAATCTTTTTGATCTTCGTGAAGTTTCCATTGATTTCTTGAATATCAGTAACCAACTTCTTTGCAATCAACAATGATGACTTATACCAGTCATCAGAAGATTTCAAAAACGATTCAATCTCTTTCAAACTAACTGGAGTTCGAACCTGGCTCTTATAGGCTTCTGGAATAATTAGATTGATATTTTTACCAATTTGAGATGATACAGGATAATTGGTATAAAAATCTTTGTAGGTTGGGAACTTCTTTATGTCGAAGTTTTTAGCAACTTCTCTCTCACCCAAGTAGTCAGCGACTGCGCAGAACAGAGCCTGAGATGCTTCTTGTAGTGCTGTCTTGTCTGCCATTGTTCTTGTAAACCTTTTTGAGAAATTTCTTCCAGATCTTTGGGTCTTGATTTCGGAATGTCTGCCGATACATAAAGATGGCTTCGCATTCTCGCCAGCTAATCTTATGAGCCGATCGTAATTTATTTATATCCAACTTCTCAGCCTGTGTTTCGTATGCATGGGCATCGATCTCATCAGGATTACCATAGTACATCGCCTTCAACTTATTTTGTTTCGGCTTTGGCTCATATGGTTTTTGTAAAAGAAATGGTCTTTGTTTCTGCTGATGCTTATGGCGATACTCGTGATGAATAGCCCGAATAATCTTTACAGCAAGATTACGAGCGCCCTTTTCGGTCATGATCGCTTTCTTAGAATCTCTAGGAAAGTTTAGATTGATGAAGATATGTTCGGGGATAATATCAGAGATACGATTACAATAGTGAGCATTGACGATCACGTTATGATCTGCATAATACTCTGAATCGAATCTATCTGACGAAAAGCAAACGATATATGGCTTGAATGCTTTATTCAATTGGCGAATCATAGAAGGAATATGCTTCTTACCGACCCAGTTTTCGGCAAGAGCATATACCTTCTTTTCAATCTTCTTGAGTTGCATTACACCTTCAGATTCTTGAACTTATCGGTGCTTCGACCACGATCAAAAACTGGCTTTGACTCTGCTTCCTTCATTACTGCATCTTGCGCTTTCTGCTCAAGGTCATACAGTTTCATCTTACCTCGATCAACTCCAATCGTAAATCGCTTATGAAGATTAGGATCGTTGTATCGATTCTTCAACTGCTTTACAAGCAACTGATTCAATTGCTGCAACTCTTCAGTGCTAACAAGAGCAAACATAAAGTCAGCAGTAGCAGGGAGACCAAAACTCTCTGAAGTGTCTTCCAGCCCAGGATCAGAGTTACTGAAACCCGAGCGAGTTGTCTGAGTAGCTGAAACAATAGGTACGTTGTTCTCAACCGCGAGTCCACGAAGTTCCTCAGCGATTGCTTTGATATAGGTATACGAGTTGACATTCGCACCTGCCTTGATTCTAGCCGAAGCACAAATATTTAGATAGTCAACAAAGATAATATCTGGACGGAAATTTTTCTTCAGAGCCAGATCGTTGATCAATGCACGGAAGTGCGCAGGATTGGCTGATGCAGTTGGATACTCTTTGATGATCAACTTACCCTTGACTGAGTCTTTGAGTTTATTCATACGTTTCTCATACATGTCTTTCGGCATGTTCATGAGATCATCAAGAGTCACGTTGAGAAGATTCGCGTCAATACGTTCAGCGATTTTCTCTTCAGCCATTTCTAGAGTAATGTATAGAACATTGTAGTTTTGAACCAAGCAACTAGCAGCCACATGGCACATAAACAGAGACTTGCCGACGCCAGTACCTGCAAGAGCAATGTTGAGGGTCTTTTGCGGAAGTCCTCCTTTAGTGATCTTGTTGAAATACTCCAGATCGAAGGGAATTCTTTTTTCGATACGATGATAAAAATCGTAGCGATCAACGTAACTATCCAAAAAGTCATGACCAATGTGAGGATCGAAACTAACCCCCAAAGCATCAGACAAAAGAGTAGGAATGCTTCCTTTACCCCTGTTAGGATCTTTCCCATCAAGTATCTGGATGGAATCCATGATAGCATTGTACACCGCCTTTTCTTGACAGAATTTTTCTGCTGTATCGATTAGCCAACTGAGTTCTTGTTCTGATTTATCATTAGAAACTTCCGAGAGTAATTCTAATGACTTATTTAACTCAACCTCTGAGAGTTTAGTCGACTCTTTGAGAGAGATTTGTAATGCTGTTATTGACGGGAGAGAGTTATACTTGAGAATGAAACTCTTGATCTCATCAAACACTTTCCTTTCGTGGCTTTCGCTTAGATACTCTCCTTTTAGGAACGGGAGGCTCTTCCTCATAAACTTCTCGTTCCGAATCAGATTGGAAAGTATCAGCGTTTCTGTTTTCATTCTTCAACTCCTTCGCAGAATTCATAATAGCAGAATGTAGTATACTACGGAATACCTGGGAAACATAATTATTGAAACTGCGAGATTCTACATCACAAAGATTTGGATTAGCGATCACAGCAATATTGAAGTTCATCAATTGATTTTCGCCAACTATAAGTTCAGAATACTCAACAATCACGCCAGGGAATTTCTTTAGAAACTTTACTGCAATTGCACTTTCTTGAGCAAGATCATGCATGAATGTATAGTGAACGTCTAGTTTGATGAACTTCGTCGCCCACCAAAATTGATACTTCGAGTATAGATCTCGAAAATCAGGCATCTTCATCTTCTTCTCCAGTATCGCTGAGAGTTGTTACTGCTGAACTGAACTGGTATGCATCACGCACCCACTGCTTGAATTTCTCATCAGCAATAATACTATCCCAAAACTCTGGGCATTCTGTATCAGCCAAACGCCACTTCTTACCATCAACTTCACCAGTGGCAGTATTCACTTTGGCATACCAGCCAACGTTTGGTTTGGTTACATGACCAGACTCAAGAGCCATATCAAGAAGCCCACTGTACTTGCTAATACCACCATCAAAGCGAACAGTGACAGGAATACGAGCCTTCTCACGTACATAGCGAGACTTTTCGACGTTGATAATGAAATTATAGCCAATAAGATCCTGTCCATCTTTTTCCTGCTGCCTCCCGAGGATGTAAATGTTATCAGCAGAATAATAAGAGCCTGTTCCGCCACCGACAATATCCTTGGGAAACATACCGATTTCTTTGTAGGTATGATTTACTACGACCATAGGAATGTCCTTTAGGGTGAGGTGTGGTGTCACCATACGGAACAGGGATTTTATTTGCTTTGCGCGGCTCATGTCAGCGACTGACTTACCATCCAACGCATCCTCAACTTCTTTCTTCGAAGCCAAGTTACCAATTGAGTCAATGACGATCATCACGCGCTCGCCACGCTCAATCTGAGTCAACTGTTGCATAATGTCAAACTTCAATTGCTCAACGTCTGTGATTGGAGTATGAACAACGCGATCGGTATCAATACCAAACGAAGTGAAATAGTTTTGTGGAGTACCAAACTCCGAGTCATAGAACAAAACAACAGAATCAGGATACTTGTCTTGATATGCTTTTGCCATCAAGAGACTGAATGCAGTCTTGAAGTGCTTCGACGGACCA